GACTCCTTGGGTTCCTTGAGCACCTACTGTACCTTGAACGCCTTGTACACCCTGTGTACCTTGAGTTCCAGTATCACCCTTATCACCAGTGCGAGCAAACGTTACAAGTACATCGTCTGAGTTAGACAGTGTTCCGTTACCAGATACATAAGAACAGTTAACTGTAAACCAGCCTGTGTTATCTGTAAGAGAACCAATTGTGTAAAGTTTAAAGATGCTGTCATCAAACTTCTTTGAGATACGGAAGTGACCTCTGATAGTTGATGTCGAGTCATCGATTGTGTTTAAGAATGTTGAGAGGTCTGTTGCAGCGTCGTCACTTGCATCGATATACATAGCAGTTGCTGTTGTAGGAGACGCATTAAAGCGAACATTTCCAGCGCCTGGGTCAGCCTCAGTTGTCGTTGTGCTAAATGTGTAATCAAAAGTAGCGCCACCAAAGTTACCAGCCGCACCTTGTACGCCTAGAACACCTTGAGTTCCTTGGGTGCCCTGAGTTCCTTGAGTTCCTTGGGTGCCCTGAGTTCCTTCAATACCCTGAGTACCTTGAGTACCTTGGGTACCCTGTGTGCCTTGGGTTCCTTGTGTACCTTGAGTTCCAGTAGCGCCTTGGGTACCGTCTGTACCTTGTGTGCCTTGTAGACCTTGTACGCCCTGGACTCCCTGTACACCTTGAGGCCCTTGTACACCCTGTGCACCAATGGTTCCTTGAGTTCCTTGAACAGTAGGAACAGATACGTCGATTACTCCACCTTGAAGAGCAAAGGTGATGTTGCTACGAGTTCCACTTGTTAGTGCCTCGTAGGTGTGTTGCACAGAATGATAGAGGTTGGTTGCACCCTCTGTAAGATCATCAGTGGTATCTAACGCTGCGGAAGAGATAGCGCCAGCAACATCGTCAGCATCTAAGAAGTAAGGAAGAGTGCTCCATACCGCGTTACCCACACCAACTTTAAACTTGCCAGTGTTGGTTTCAAAGCCAATCTCACCAGCGGCTAAGGTTGGATCTGCTGTATTCCATTGAGTAGCAGTTCCACGGCGTACTTGGATTCTAATTGCCATTAAGCGTTTCCTCCATCGAAGATTGTTTCAAAGTCAGTTGTTGCAGGGGCTCCACCGTCAAGATCACTTGTCTGTGAAGAGCCTACAACGCCACCGTCTTCTGTTACTGGTTGAATATTTGGCAAAAACTCTATCCAACTAACTCCGTTATACACGAAGAAACTTTGGCTAATAGAATTAAAGTAAACGTCACCATCGTACTGTCCAGTTGGCTGTACACCGCTGGACAGTACGTTGATAGGGACGAGTGCTTTTTTGCTCATGTGTTAAGCCTTGACTACTACTCTGTATGACTGAGTTGTAATTGGGGCTACCGCAAATCCGACTGTGACTGTAGATGTTGTTACGTACACAACGTCAGTTACAACTTCGGCCTTTGATGTGGTATCCCAGACTGTAACCATGATGTCTGTAGTTCCAAGAGCGTGTGTGACCGTAAACTGTGTAGTTCCAGTTGCTCCACCATCTGTAGAAGTTCCAGTAATAGTTGTTGCGTAAGTTCCAAGTTGACCAGAGGTACCTTGAGCACCTTCGGTTCCTTGAGCACCAAGGGTTCCCTGTGTACCTTCAGTACCTTGGGTTCCTTGTGCACCTACTGTGCCTTGAGCACCTTCGGTTCCTTGGGCTCCTTCAGTACCCTGAGTACCAAGAGTACCTTGGGTACCTTCAGTACCTTGTACTCCTTGAGCACCAGTTGTACCTTGAGTTCCCTGTGCACCAGCGATACCGACAGCACCAGCAAGGTTTACTGACCATACTGAGTACGCTCCTGAACCAATGTGCTTAGTCTTATTAAAACTAAGAACACCAGTACCAGAGTTGTATCCTGATACAATGGCATACTGAATGTTAGAAACATCGTAAGCAAGAGTGATGTCCTGACCAACTGTGTAGTCAACATTTGTGTCAGAGACGGTTACTGAACCAGTGCCATTGTTAGCAAGTGTTACTGAGCCAGTTGCAGCAGTGGAGTACTTATCTCCATCAGCACCTTCTGTACCCTGTGAACCTACAGTACCTTGTGTACCCTCAGTTCCCTGAGCGCCTTCTGTACCTTGAGATCCTTCGGTTCCCTGAGTTCCCTCAGTTCCTTGAGAACCAACAGTTCCTTGAGTTCCCTCAGTGCCCTGTGCACCTACAGTTCCTTGAGCACCTTCAGTACCTTGTGAACCAACTGTTCCTTGAATACCTTTAGGTAAGTAGAGGTCCCAATCACCAGGGGTGCTAACTGGATCACCTAGTTCGCCGTTTGAAGTTGCGATGTATAGGTTTCCGTCAGAGCCAGATACAACAGCGATTCCGCTGCTGTAGCCGTTTCCACTTATGTAGTTACCTAAGTAAACAAAACCAGTTCCAGTTGCTCCTAGTGTTCCTTGAGCACCTACTGTACCTTGGGCACCTTCTGTACCCTGCGTACCTTCAGATCCCTGTACGCCTTGCGTACCTACAGATCCTTGGACTCCCTGTACACCTTCGATACCCTGAGCACCTTCGGTGCCTTGAGTTCCTTGGGCTCCGAGTGTTCCCTGTGTTCCTTGAGAACCTACAGTTCCTTGTACGCCTTGAGTACCTTCTGTACCTTGGGTTCCTTGAGCACCAACGTCACCAGTACGAGCAAAAGTGATAAGTACATCATCACCGTTATTGAATGGCCCAATACCGCTAAGGAATGTAATGTCAACTTCAAAGAAATTTTGAGCATCAAACTCTGTCAAACTGTTGATTGCGTAAAGAGCAAACACTTCTGGGTTAAACTTTTGAGATACTTTTAGGTGACCCTTGATTGTCGATGTTGAGTCATCAATTGTCTGTAGGTAACTGTTAAGTTGTACTGCAGCCAGGTCTATTTCGTGAATAGCCATCACGGTGGAACTACCTAGTGCTGCGTTGTTAAACTTAACGTTTCCACTTGATGGGTTGTCTGTTGCGTCATCTACGTAAACAGCGTTGTTGTAATTGTAAGCAACAGTTACGCCACCGAATGAACCATCAGCACCAACAGCACCTTGGGTACCTTCAGTACCTTGAGTTCCCTCAGTACCTTGAGTTCCTTGAGCACCTTCTGCTCCTTGGGTTCCCTGAGTACCTTCAGTACCCTGAACTCCTTGTGTACCTTCAGTTCCCTGTGTACCTTGAGTTCCCTCAGAACCTTGGACTCCTTGAGTTCCATCGGTTCCTTGAGTGCCCTGAGCACCTTCGGTGCCTTGAGTTCCCTCAGTACCTTGTGTACCTTCAGTACCTTGAGAACCAGTTGTTCCTTGAGAACCTTGTGCAGCAATTAATGTCCAGTAAGTTCCTTCTGCAGGAGTGTCTCCAGTGTTGCCACCGTGAGCGTCGATGCGGTACCAAGTCTGGCCGTTGTATGTGGCTACATCTCCAATTGCATACGCATTTCCGCCACCGTAAGCACCTGTAAAGTTCCAGAGTGCATCTGTACCTTCAGTACCCTGAGTACCTTCTGTGCCTTGTGTTCCTTGAGCACCTTCGGTGCCCTGCGCTCCTACTGTACCTTGAGCGCCTTCAAGACCTTGTGTGCCTTCGGTTCCCTGTGTGCCATCAGTTCCCTGGGCACCTTGAGCACCAACGTCACCTGTACGAGCAAAAGTAAGTAGTGTTTCATCGTTGTCAGCAAATGATCCGTTGCCAGAAACATAAGCAACTTCTACATCATGATATGAAGCAACTCCTGGACTAACATGTGTTAGACCAGAGATTGTAAACAATGCAAATGTTGATGCATCATACTTCTTAGAGATCTTTACGTGACCCTTGATTGTAGAGGTAGAGTCATCGATTGTGCTTAAGAACGGTGTTAAGTCAAAGTTTCCATCAAGCGGATTGTCATCAATCACTAAGTGCGTTGCACTTGAAAGTGTTGCGTTGTTAAACTTGATGTAGTTATCGCCTGGGTCGGAAATGGTGTAACTAGTAGTATCAACATAGTACTGAACAGTCACACCACCGAATGAACCTTCGGTACCCTGCACACCCTGTGCTCCAAAAGTACCTTCGGTTCCTTGTGCGCCTTCTGTACCTTGTGCGCCTTCGGTACCCTGTGTACCTTCGGTGCCTTGAGCACCTTCAGTACCTTGAGTTCCGTTAGAACCATCAAGACCTTGAGCACCGTCTGTACCTTGCGCTCCTTCAGTTCCCTGAGAACCAACAGTACCTTGAGCACCTTCGGTGCCCTGAGTTCCATTAGATCCGTCTAAACCTTGAGCACCATCAAGACCCTGTGCACCAGCAGTACCTTGCGTACCCTGTGCACCAGTAGTTCCTTGGGTTCCTTGGCTTGCGTTGATCCACGCAGTGCCGTTCCAGGTCTTTACAACCTTATCGTCAGTGTCATAGTAAATCTGACCTTCGACTGGGTTGGCTGGCTTACTGACTGTAGCGAGGTTCTGAACACGGGCATTCTGAAGTTCAAGTTTGCCTAAATCAATTGGGGTTAAAAACTTACGGGCCACGGTCTATCTCCTTTAAGATATGTAGGCATAACCTGAGAATGCAGATTGAAAGGAGACCGTTAATGAGTTCGAATTAGTGTACGCAATTTCACCTTCAACAATGTTACCAGCAGAGTCTACAACTGTAACGTTAGGCTTAAAGCCTAAATTGTGATTGACTACCCAGGAGTTACTGGTGGCTCCTTGAGTGTGTTCATATGACACACGGCCAACTGTAAAGTACTTATTTGTAGTGCCTTCGGTAAGGTCATCAGTGCTGTCAAGGGTTGCGCTACCAATGCCGTCTGCACCTTGAACACCGATAGTTCCTTGAGTACCTTGAACACCAGTACCAGTTGAACCTTGAGTTCCTTGAGTACCAATTCCTTGAGTACCTTGAACGCCTTGTAATCCTTGTGCGCCTCTAACGCCCTGCGTACCTTGAGCGCCTGTGACGGCTCCCCCATCACCAGAACAAGAGCCACACCCACAACCAGAAGCATGAGTTGTACCTTCTGGTGTAGTGATTAAAACGACATTGTTAACTGCAATAGGTACAGTGGCAGATCCTGGGCGTGTGTATTGATTTGGGCTCATTGACTTACCTCTTTTGTAACGAAGATTATTCCAGAGACATAAGTATTAGTTACGCCTTCTGCGTCTGTTAATTGTACGTCATAGTAAGACTTACCAGGAAGTAAACGAGTTTGATCTCCTGTCAAAGATAAAACTAATGTGCGTTGATTATCGCCATCTTCAGTAATGTCTGGTTTTGTCACAGTAAATTCAGTTACTACATAGGCTGCACCTGGCAGTACTCTGATTTGTGCCAACGGAGTTAAGTTGTTAACTTCAAAGTCTAAACGAATAGAAAATTCGTATGCATCGCCTTCGTAGATACTGAGGTCTTGAACAACCGTTGTTGGAGTTGTTTTAACATTTCCATAGGTTGGAATAGGTAAACGAACTCTAGTCTTAGTTGACTTATCATCAATTTCTTGTGGCTGATAAATTGGCACGTATTCGTTTGTAGTCTTCGAAATACGGCGCAAAGAAAATACATCTATCTTGTACAGACCAATACCAAGTTGTGAGCAGAGTTCCTTGTATTGATTCTTTCGAACATCAATCATCTGCATTAACTGGCGATAACGCTCAGAGCGAGGGATCATTACTCCGTCTGGGGCTGTGATGTCAATGTCAAACGAAGCATCTGTAGCCAAGGTATACATCGCAAGTGTGGATGCGTACACAAGGACTGGATAATCTTCTACCGAAGGCAAGGTGCTAATAGTCATTGCTCGACCGTAAGCATCTGTATGAAATGTAGAATGCTGTTCAAAAGCATCGCTTACAAATTGACATACTTCATCATTAGTAAAGTAACGATAGTAGTTACCCGCCACAATTACATTTAGATCTGCAGCAGGAGTAGTGTCAAAAACAATAAAACCAGTCTGCTCTTCTACCTCAACAGTATCAGAGGCATCTTCGCCATCTAGATTTACAACTAAGTTGAGACCATCTAAAGGGGAGTATGGGACAAAGAAACGGTTAGTGGTTCCATCAGTTGTAAATTGATAAACAAAAGATTTACCAATGTCGCCAATCTCAGACCGCAGTCTGTCGGCAAGACTTGAGATGGTAGCCACGTAACCTCCGTAAAAATACTAAAAGCAATCATCTCGTGTAATTGCCCTTAATTCAGCACAAAAAGAAAAGGGTCCGACCCCTCAACTGGGAGGAGGGCGGGAACCAGTTGAGGGACGGACTACTGCTGACGGCTTAGTTTGGCCGCCAAATATATCCAAGTTGTTCTAGGTAAGCGGCAAGACCTGACGGAACACGGTACTTAACACCTGCTTTAAAGGTGTAAGAGTTACCAACTCCATATGTCATGTCTTCAATGTCTGTGATCGTGCGGATAACAACCATGTCACCTGCAGTTGAAACTCCGACATTTTCGATCTCGTCTAGAACTAGAGGAGCATCTGGTTTCTTAGGATCAAAGACATCCCGTTCCAGGCTCTCTACCTCAATCTGTGCAGCGATAGAAATTTCATCTTTTCGCTTTTGTAGTTCTGCTGCGTTCTTCTTTGTTGCTCTTTCCGCTGCTAGGCCTGTTGCGTCGAGCGGACTTGTTGGTTTATTTGCCACGGTGTTTATTCTCCTAAGTTAGGTATTAGTGATGTCTGGGGGCCCAGGAAGGAGTAGGGCCCCCAGTCATCGGGTAAAACTATTAGTTGGTGTAAACCTTCACAATTGCTTGATCTGTGATTACGCCTAGACCCCAAATTGCGTACCAAGCAAGAGCGTGCTCACGACCGAAGTCAAGAACGCCACCATCGCGAAGTTCAACTGGGAGAGAGATTGCGTGACCAAATGCATTGTCACCAATCATGATTGATTCGTAAACTTCAGCACCGTTACCAGTTGCTGATGTTAGGTAGCCCTTTTCTGCAGTGAAATCTGCAGACTCTGGGTTTCCACCATTACCTGGGGCTGTGTTAGCCTTAACAGGAATGCTGTATTGGTCTGCTGGAACACCAACAGATGTTGAAGTTGTGTAAGCAGCGTTAACTGCCAACTTCTTAACCTGTGTTGTTTCGATGAATACTACGTCGTATAGACGACCGATTTCACCTAGCATGAAGTTACCTGGAGCAGCGTACTTTGTAACTTCGATGAACTCTGGGTTCGAACGAATGTCACGTGATTGCTTTGGGTGTACGAATTGTACGTATGTCTCACCTAAGCGAGGGATGTTCTTGCCAGCAAGAGTAAGAGCAGCATCCTTTACAGCACCTGTTGATAACTTGTAGTTACCATCTAGGTCTGAGATCTGTGTTGCTGCTGTACCTTCGTTGTACCAGTCATTAACACCTTGTACGCCTGTACGGTCGTAACCGAACACTGCTGATGTTGCTGCTGATAGTGTGTTGCGAGCCTGTACATCTAGGTATTGTGCCATGTGGCGACCTAGAAGACGTGAGGCAGATGCCATAACATCGTCGAATGATGCGTTCAAAAGTAGTTCTGAAACTGCTACTGCGTAGCCGTGTTCAGCAACTGTGATTGCGATCTGTTCTGCTGTTAGAGCGTTTGTTGTCATACGTACACCTTCTGTAAGAGGTGACGGATCAACAGCAAAGTTCTTGTAACGAAGGAAGTTAACGCGAAGACCAGGAGCAACTCCTAGTTCAGTCTTCTTAACTGCGAACTGTTCGAAACGAAGGATTGGCATTGCCTGGAACAAAATTTCTTTTGACCAGATTGTTTGAATAGCCTGGTTAAGGCTTGAGTTCGAGCCTGAGTAGGCTGTAGGTGCACCAGCGAGTTGGCCAGTGCCTGTAATTGCAGACGCCATTTAGGGCAGTCCTTTCTTTAGTTGGTTGAGGGTTTTAACCGAAAAGACCCTGGCCTCTATTTGATGCTGCTGTGCCAAGTAACTTGGCGCGTTGTTTCGCATAGTCTGCCAATGACATATCCCGAATTGAATCGGGTGTGTACGATTGTTGTGACGGATCATTATCGAGGGGTCCTGATGCAGGCGACGTAATACGTGTACCTGCCATTTGTTGCTTTGCAGATTGCATTGCTGCTTGCGCAGATTGCAGGATGCTTGCTGATTTCTCTTTAAGCATTGAAATACTCTGCTCTACTTCTTCTTGTGAATTACCTTGAATCAAGTCGATTAGTTCAGGAACAATACTGTCACGTTCTTGTTCTAGTCGGCCTTGACGATAGTTCATTAATTCTTGGAACTGACGTTCTCTATCGAGAAGTGCAAAAGCCTTTTCTCTCTCAAGACGTTCAGCATCTAACTGAGACTGAAATTCTTGCTCCTTCTTAGCGAGGAGTTCCTTGAGGGACATTTCACTTTCCTCATCGGCTTTACGCTTTGCTTCTTTTTCTGCTTTCTCAGCATCACGCTTGGCTTTTGCTTCTGCTTGGCGTGCTGCTTCTTCCTCACGAGCCTTCTTCAAGGTCGAAAGTTCTTCTTTCATTTTTTCCATCTGAGGGTATAACTTGGCTTTTTCTTGCTCACGAGCCTTAGCCATATCTTCTGCGGTATACACAGATGAAACCTCATTCTGGAAAACTTCTGTCGCTGCTGGAATCAGGTCTTGATTCGCAACTTCTAACTGAATTTCTTGTTCATTATCCATAGTGATTCACTTATCTTTCTTAGGTAATTGTCCGAATGCCTTGCGGCTTGCCACTTGGTTGTTATGAGATAATTGCATTACATTTAAATGCGTATGTCTCGGTAAACGTAAAGTTTACTAAATAAACTTTGATTATTCCTTGTCTACTGTTCTCCTTTGTGGAATCTTTGTTCCGTAGGCATCAGTGACAAGTTTGTTTCGGATCTCGGCTTCGCCTTGAACTGCAGCGCCTTTAGTTGCTTGGCTCTCTGCGTTCTCTGGGTTTTGAGGATCTTGTGGCCCTAGCATTCCATCGCCCATAATGTCGCCGTCTCCTAGTTGCTGTGGCTGCATTGGGATAGCCGAGTTTCCATCAGGCCCAGGCATCATGCCTGTCATATCCATAATCTGCTTTTGAATCTGAATCTTGATGAGTTGTAGGGCGCCATCTGCCTGAGCATCTGAAATAAGTTCTTGACGAATCTCTTCCAACTTCTCTTCTGGGAACTCTTCGCCAAGAGTACGCAAAGCGCCTTCTTTAGACTCAAGACCCATGCCAAGTTTGGTCTGAATTTCATTCAAAGCAATCAACTTATCTAATGGTAGAGGTGCTGGGAAATGCGCGTAGTTTTGATAAGAGATTGGATCGTTAGGATCAAGTTGTGGTAACTGACCTTCTTTAATTGGGCCATCAAAATCTGGATTGTAAATCATTGTCTCTGGTTCTTTTAGATACAGAGTACGAAGTGCTAATTCATTAATTCGTTCAATGCCCTTGCCGTACTGCGCTACCTTCTGTGAGTAACGGTTCATCAATGGCTGATACTGAATAGAAAGAGCAACACCTGAAGTGTTAGAGATTGCTTGAACTTGACCCAGTGCGGTTTCTGGGATGTTCATAATTTCGTGCATTGAGCGCTTTAATAGTTCCAGGTACTTCAAGGCTCCGTCGATACCTTGTGCACCGCCTTCTAGGTTGAAGACCTGAGCATCTTTTGGAAGACCGCCCCAAACCTTCTTAGCGCCTTTTTCTAAGTTAGAGGCTTTAGCACCCACGATTACCGTTACAGGTGATGCGTGGTAGTTAATGATGTCAGCGACATCAGTGCTAATTTCGTTATATGCACGGTTGATAGTGATGATGTCGTGTGCGTCGGAGAGACCCCACGGAGATCCTGAAACAGGAACATTAGGTATATGTACCACTGGAATTAAACCAAGTGGGTTTGGGCGAGAATCAATCAATTCATCATTAACGTACTCTTCAATTACATCGTCAGTCAAAATTTCAGTATAGGTAAACACTTGACGTGTACCTTCTAGTGATGTTCCCCAGAAACGGTACTTCTGCTTAAAACGAAGTAGTCGTGTGCGATCGTGTGGATGGAACTCAGGGAAACAGAAAGATGAGTTCATTGGAAGCAGGCGAACACGACCAGGATGGAAGTGGTTTGCGGAGTCTGTCCATGGCTCTTCGTATGCAACCTTAACAAAGACGTCGCCAGTAATTCCGCCCTGTTGTCCGATCTCAAGTAGAACACGCATCTTGTCGTTGTCTACTTCCCAGATACGCTCTAAACGATCTGGAACAATTGCTTCTGTTGCTTTAGGTGAACGGAAATGTATACCGTTACCAAATGTAAAACGTGAAAGATAATCATTGAATGCGCGGTAGTAGTTAACCGCAATTTGCATTTCGCCTTGTTCACGACGGTAACCCCAGTGGTGACCAAGGTACATCGCCCAGTTAAGTGAGTAACGGTTTAGGCGGGGACCGTGTACTTCAAATTCTTCATCTGCAAGTTCTACAAGTCCGAGTGGCGAGATTGAGATTGTAAGGTCGCTTGATGCCGCTCTATACGATGGAGGACTGAAATCAAGAAATGACATTACTTCTTCTTATCTTTCTTAACATCTTTCTTTTCTTCAAGATGTTTTGATTTTTCTTTGTCGTACTTCTTCTTTGCCATACCAGCACGACGTGTTGCTTCAGTGGTTTCAATAAACTGTCCACCGCTTTGAATATACTTTTTATGAACCCAAGCACTTGCGCCAGGGTTTGGGTAGGAAGAGTATTTAGCCCGTGCCATAGCAACAATGGTTGCATACAACTTTGGGTTTGCTGGTTTCTTCATGTCTCCTCCAAGGATAGCCTTACCACCCTCACACTAGTGCAAGGGTGGCTCGGCGTACTTATTAAACTATTAGTCGTTTATGACTGTTGCTGACATACGTTGTGTACGTCCGCCTGAGCGAGCAACTGTTTCAATCTTTGCTGCTGAATAGTCGTTCATTGTTCCATGGGCAAACTCACCAAGGAATGTTGGTGCTTCAACCCATGACGCTGAGCCAACATGAGCACGTTCTGCAAGAGTTTCTGCTGCAGTCTTTTGCCATACTGGGGCATTGCGGTTTGGGCGTCCTGGAGCAACTGCAGAACCCTGCATCATGCCCTTCTGGAAATCTGCTGGAACGTCTGTATCTGTAGCGATACCTTCTTCAAAGCGAAGTGGCCCACGACGAGTAACGTTGTCGGCACCCTTCATCTCGTAGTTCTGAGGTGAACGCTCTGGGAATTGTGGTGCTGGTGAAATTGTCATACTTACTCCTTAAGGATGTATTGGAAAGGCCTTTTCCTTAGTACATAGTTTCCACCCTTTTTGCCTAGTTATGTTGTCTAACTAGAAAAAAGGATTACTAGAGGCTACAACTTCGGGCATTACTAAATCTTGGGTAAGTGAGCAAGCGATCGATAAAGAGTCCACAAAGTCGTCGTGTGCGTAGGATTCATCGGGGGCTGCTACTAAGAAGTTAGGTCCTTTAAAAGTAACTTCGGCATCTACCATCTGTTGGTAAAAACGCTTCCAAGTACGCAATCTGCGAGTTTTTGCATGAGAAGGCCAAGAGATCATCTTGCGTTGAATCAAAGCCTGTAGATGCTTCCATCGTCTTGACTGCTCAGATGGGCTAGAGGTTAAGGACATAACTTCGGCTCTAGGTAACAACAACTTTAAACGCTGGGCTACTGCGTCTCCTACACCGTTAGCATCTACGCCAACTGCTAGTACGTCATAGTTCTCTAAGAAGTTTACAATCTGATAGTACTGTTCTTCCCAGTCATCCCCCTGCATTTCTAACCAATTTAAAACGCGGTGATCAAAATAACCAAACTCATCAGGGCGATCCCAGTCAACCCACACCACAGTAACAACCGTCGAGTCAGTTTTACGAGCAGGGTCGATCCCAACAACGACGGGGGTTTTATGCCAAGACTTAACCAGTTCCGAAGATGTATCGCCCAACTCATCCATAATGCTCGAAGTAACAAACATTCCTCTTTCAAGTAACCACTTACAGTTGTACGACATCTGGAACTCATCGGACTCTTCTCCAATACGCAACATTTCTTTTCTAACGAACTTATCGTAATTCTCATTTACCTTTACCACTTCACGCCAGTCCCATTGGAAATGGTTTTGCCTATTTCCACGGGTTGTTTGGCGTCTGCGGTTCATTTGAATAGCGCGGTAAAAATTGTTCTTACTTGTTGTAGGCGTACCAGTCTTGACCATTGTTCCTGCGTAATAGGCAAGCATCGGAGAAATACTCTTTGATACCACAAAGTCATCAGCCTCTTGGCACTCGTCAATAACAATAAGATGAAAAGACTTGGATTCAATTTTTGCCCTTGGGTTAGCGGTCATCATAGTAATTGTCGAACCAGACTTCTTTAAACGAATCTGACGTGTTACACCACCTACGCGAGTAGCGCTGTCATCGATCTCTGGATCGCCCAAAATCTCAAGGGCTCTTTCAGAGGTTAAGCGATTAACTGTGCGTCCATAAAGGGTTTCAGCCTGTGTTTCAGTAGGTGCAAATAGACCAACCCATAAGCCATCTTTAAATTTACCTAGTAAATCTGGGTACAACTTTGCTAAACGTGGTAGCAGAATCATCAATGTGGCTACTGTGTCAGCCACCGTCTCTGACTTACCTGACTGACGTGCAGCAAGGGCTGTAATTTCTTCGCCATCGTTAATGATTACTGATTCGATTACACGACGTGCCAACGGTTTTTGATAAGGGTGAAGGTCGTGTCCAACTAAGACTTTTAAGAAGTCCATAATCTTGTCGATAAGTTTGTCAACAAATTGCTGTGAGAGTTCATCAAGAGCCTCATCAACAGGCTCGTCTACAGGTTGTTCTTCGTTTAAAAAGAACTCTGGACTTATCTCTTCAAACTTCTCGTCAATATTACTCATAGAGTTGTGTTAGACCGTCTCTTTAATTCTTTAGCAATGGCTTGAAAGGCTTCTGCAGCCACAAGTACTTCATCAAGATCTGCTTGGCTCTGATTGCGCTGCCAACTCGTTAAATGTTTGCCCACTGTGTACATTGCTTGCTCCATCCATGAGATCAAATCTGGAGTAGAGATTGTGGCTACTCGTTTCTCGATTCGAGTCTGCGGCTGGTGTCCAACCTGCTTCTTCCGTAAAATCATCCTCTGTTACATCCCGTCTGTTTAGCGCTGTGTTTAACGCTTCTTCTTCAGATTGCATGCCAGTCCACTTCCCTAAGACTAGTGCCCGATATCCAGGCAAGCGTACTATAAAAGGGGCTGAGGTTCTAAATGGCTCTTCGATCTCTTGAGTCCAACCACGGACTACGAGTTTCTTATCCCAGGCATACGGGAAGTTAGTTAGTTGAACAAATACTGGACCGATATTGTGTACCTTTGGCATTTGCTCCCTATTTCAGTTCTTTAGTCTTCTTACCGCCGCTTTTGATCTGAGCCGCACGAGTAAACTTGTAAAAGGCTTTTCGTGCTGTTTGAGAGATACTACCCACGTCTGCGGCGCCTCGTGGTTTAAAGTCTAGATACTTGTAAATATATCGGCCCTTTGAAACACGGGCTTTAAATGCTTGCCATTCAGCAGGTGTAACTTCATAGTAGTTGTAGAAGGTTCCATCGCGGAATACAACTGTAACTTTTTCTTCATCTCTGTCATAGCCAGCCGCCACAGTTCGTGGGCGTGCAGGATTAGTTGTAGAGGTTGGTACAACTGTCAATGGTGCTGCTGAGGTATCCTCTTCGTACTGTGGTCCCTTGTAGCCAGGAATCATTTCAGGACCTTCAGTGACATCATAAAATTGACGACTTGTTAGTCTGTCTTTTGAGGCAGGAAGTCCTGCAAGATTTTTGGTGTAACCCATTTCTGCATGTTCTTTATCAGTTAAGAAGTACTTCATAGTCTCTGGCATACCAATAATCTCTTGGTATTCGCCAAACTCTCCACCAGATGCTGCAGTAGGCAGCCCTTGAAATGGGTTATTAACACCCGTAATCTTTTTTAAGTTGTTTGTCTGTGTTTTGCTGACGCCATAAAACGCGCCTAGTTGCTCCTCTGGAGACGGCGCAGGCAGGCGTCGACCGCCTGCTGCACCGCTCCGAGGTCTTGTCATACGTTTAGATTATGATGCTGCTGCGAATGGTGTAATTGTTACTGCTGCACCTGCTGAGATGGTGTTTGCACCTGCTGCAAGTGACTGAGTCTTGATAGTTCCTTCAAGACCAACAACAGTTGCTGATAGTCCTGTAAGTGCAAGAACATCAGTGTTTGTACCTGTTGCAGTAAATGAGTTGGTGCTTGAAGTTGCAACGGTGTATGTGCCGT